CTTTCGCCTTCGCAGCTCGTGCGAAACTCAAATTCTGCAATGAATTCGATGGGATCACAATGTATTTGTTACACATGATACAGACCTTTTCCGGAGAACTCTTTACATCTTTCAAAAACACTCTAATCATTGTCATGATATTGATAGGTGCTTTAGTTATGTTTTTGCAAAAAGTAGATATTTCTTTGGACGGCGCTTTCGATTCTTTTATAGAATTTGTTGGAAGTCGCTCCGGAATAACTCTAGAAGGAGAAGAATTTCTAGACGAGGACATATACATTTGCGATTTTCTCAAAGGCTGGTGGGTTTCTTCGAACGGAAATTATGAATTTCTCCCACTACCTTCCAGGATTCTGACCTGGGGCAAAACAAGAACGAACTTTGTCCACACTACACCTGGCAAAAACAATCTTCCGAGGTCCACACGATATGCCATGTATGCTACAGCCCGCTGCAATGGTAGTATTCCTCGAAATTATCCTATGTTAGGAGCGTATCTGCGTATGGCTGATCGCGTCAGTCTTCCCTGGTCCATAGACCAAATGCTAGAAAAATTTGATACTGTGTATCGAGAACCTGGGGAAGACCCTCTTTTTGGAGGAGAAGACGTAGTCATTTCAGATCCAGACGTCATCAATGATCAAATATTAAGGAGATATGGCACGGAATGTCTTCCAGTCATACAGAACCTAGAATCCTTTTGCGATGATATAGAATTTGATGATTTTGATGGTTTCACAGTCATGGCAGGTTTTTCGGACCTTTCCATCTTTCGAGATAGAGACTACGGGCGACCTAAGGTGACAGATCCTCCATCAATTCTTGGCAAAGGTAAAGAGTACGAAGGTGCATTTTTCCATTCAGAGGACAGAGATACGGAAAGTGAGTCCGTATCTTTTGACTTTACCGACCTATAACCAACTGGGCGGCGGGCCCGGGTATATTAATAAACTCTACCCACTCACAAACATATATTTATCATGAATAGAGAACAATTTTACTCCAAAAAGAAAATAGAACATTTGTCTGCTAAGGAGAAAGAAAAGAGATGGAAGCAGCATAGAGCTGCCAAAACAAGTGCGAGAGCAAGACCTGGATACAACCGGAATACTAAAATCAAGGTTCATACAGTTGATGGCAAGAACTATGGGTCGATGAGATTGACCCATTGTGCATCTGAATATGCCAATTGTTTGATCATGCCTTTCACCTTACACAAGGTGGCATGTATACCTGATTTACACGCAGTACCTTCTAAGAAATTGCGTATTGTACTCCGAGGCACATTTTCCACGGGAACCGGAGGATATGGACACTTACTCCAATCACCATGGTGCGGCGCTAAAGATGCCAACCAAGTGAACTTTACTACAGCTTCGTACGCTCTAGGTGAAACCCTGTTTAATGTAGGCGCTGGTATGAGCGCCCAGGTAGCAGGGAAATTACCATATGGAGTGTTGCAATGGGCTGGAAATGTCACTGGTGGAATCAAACACCGACTGGTGGGATCTGGACTTCGTATAAGATATATAGGACCTGAATCTTCAAGGTCAGGCCAGATTGTAGCCTTTAGAGAACCGGACAACGAAAATCTCGATACTTTGACATATAATCGTGTTCGGGAATTAGAAACTTCCGCTACATTCAGGAATACTGGTGAATGGCAATATGTCATGTACAGACCAGCAAAACCTTCAGAATACGAATATTCTCCCAACCCTTGTGCTACCAATGACATCGGTCTCTCTGCGGTCAGTTCGTACAGGACCCAAGGTTTTACTATTACAGGAACCACAG